GGAATTCGAGGCCAAGGTTCTCGCTGGCCGAATCCAAACTCGTGATGTCGCCGAGCGCATTCTTGCGGCTATCAAAACCATCGCACCTGAATCAACCGAAGAACAGCGTCTTACATGTATCTATCCCCAGGACATTCGTGTCCACGTCCTGGGTGCATCCAATATCCACAAGGTTTGCGTCACAAAATCGTTCAAGAATATTCCCCTGGATGTAGAGCGGAAGACTCGCTACTTTGATTCCGTGGATCGGGCGGAGACAAAGACGGCCACTACTCGTGACGTCCTGGATGTGAACGATTTCCTCTGCCGTTTCTCGCTCAAGACGGAGAAGCATCTCAAGAAGGATTTCGCAGGGGACCCCGACGATCCTGCTGCCCACATTCGTGTCCTCCACCGTCAATCGTTCAAGGTTCCTGGTGGTGAGTTCCGCATTGATTTCTCGATGGTCAAGACGAAGGGCTCGGCCAAGGAGGGTATTCGGGACGTCTTGAAGAACTCGCCGCAGTATGAGCTGGAGGTGGAATATACTCCTCGCAAGGATCCTCGTCCCTCCAAGGAGATTATGCGTGTGCTCTACCGTGTTCTAGAAACAATCCTGGGAGCGTATCAGGAGACCACGCACATCCTGCCACTCTCGGATCTGCAGAAGTATGCCCAGGAATTTAAGACGTCGGGCAATCTCTTCTACAACCCCGTCACACTGGAACGCCGACACATTGTCAAGGATCGCCCCTACAACATTCTGTCTGGTTATACTGTCACCAACAAGGCAGATGGTCAGCGGTGTGGACTGTTCGTGACACGTGATCGCAGGGTGGTGCGAGCCAACCCGAATGGTCAGGTGGTATTCACGGGTCTGACGGCGGGATCGGATGCGCATAACGGGGATTTCCTGGATGGGGAGTATATCCCGCAGAAGAATCTGTTCTGTATCTTCGATGTGTATCACTACAAGGGTCGTGACACCAAATCACTTCCGCTGTTCACGACGGACGACGATATCAAGAAGAATCCCCTGCTGTCACGGCTGGGATGCGCACGGCAGTTTGTGAAGGATACGGCAACGGAGTTCTCGAGCGCATCGGAGACGACACTGCGGATCGAGACGAAGCTGTTCTTGGCAGGGGAGGGTGCGGCAATGGAAGATGCGATCAAGACGATTCTGGACACGGAGTTTGAGTATGAGACGGACGGTCTGATATTTACTCCCCGATCTTCTCCGGTCGCCCCGAATCTGGATACGAGGGGTAAGACTTGGACTCGGGTATACAAGTGGAAGCCTCCGCACCAGAACTCTATCGATTTCCTGGTGAAGTTTGAGGATGCGCCGATCTACGATGTTGTGCGGAAGGAGATGGTGAAGAAGGGCACACTGTATGTCGGCCGCACGCCGGGGCTGGATATTCTGTATCCGTGCGAAACGATCACGGGAGAGTATGTGCCCCCGAAACTCCCACCGGAGTTCATTCAGCTGGCGGATTCGGGGACTCGTGTTCCTTCACCGTTCCATCCATCTGCGCCCCGCTTTCCCGACGCTTACATCATCCACTGTCCCCTGAACGACAAGGGTATTCCGATGGATATCGGGGGGAACAAAGTGGAGGACAACACGATCATTGAGTGCTCGTATACGGTAGATACCCGCACGTGGACGGTCATGCGGACACGCTACGATAAGACGTATCTCTACCGGGTCCTGCGCCGTGCGGAGTTCGGCAACGATATCAATGTCGCAGACTCGATCTGGACATCCATTCATGTTCCGATCACGGAAGAGATGCTGAAGATGATCTCGACGAATCCGCCGGATGATACGTTTGAGGATGACATGTATTACCGTGACGACGAGAGTTCACGGGAGCGGAACCAGGTGCGAGCCTTCCACAACCGGGTGAAGGAGGGGCAGTATTCGTCGTATGTGGTTCCTGGGAATACCCTGCTAGAGTTGGCAGTGGGGCGGGGTGGAGATCTACACAAGTGGCGGAGGACCAAGCCGTCGAAGGTTCTGGGACTGGATATCTCGGCATCCAACATCAACATGCCGAGGCAGGGTGCGTGCGTGCGCTACTTGAACGAGAAGAAGCGGTCCAACGAGTTCCTGCCGAAGGTCTTGTTCGCACAGGCGGATATGACCAAGACGTTCGAGGAACAGGAATCACGGTATCTCAAGATCGTGTTTGGCGATGAGCCGGCGACGACACCGTATCTCGCTGAATTCAAGGGGATACAGGAGTGGGATCTGGTGGCGTGCCAGTTTGCGATGCATTATGCGTGTGCGTCGGAGGAGATGTTCAAGACGTTCGTGGGGAATCTAAAACATTGTAAGACGATCTTCTTCGGAACAGTTCTGGATGGACAGGCAGTATACTCCCTGCTGATGGGGAAGGAGAGGCATACGTTCCGGTCGAACGGCAAGACGCTGGCAGAGATCACGAAGAAGTATGAGGATACAGGGGCGTGGAAGGACGAATTCGGACAGCAGATTGATGTTCTGCTGGAGTCTACAGTCAAACCTTCTCCCGAATACTTGGTACCGTTCGAGGCAGTGAAGCGGATCATGAGCGAGGCGGGACTGGAACTAATTGATTCGAAATCGTTCAAGGATATTTACTCGACACAGAACCAGGTGGTCTTGGACAAGGCGGAGCAGGAGTTCAGTTTCCTGTACCGGACATTCGCATTTAAGCGGGTGGAGAAGGCGAAGGAACCGGAGCCGGAACCCGAGATGCCACAGCTCGAGGATGAAGCGGGACAACTTGTGCCTCGTGAGAAGGAGGAGGAACCCGATGTGGAGGGAACGGAGCCGGAGAAAAAGAAGGAGCCCGTGCGCCGCAAGCGGATCGTGAAGGCGAAAGAGCCCGAAGCTGCTCTTCCCGAGATTCTGTTCTTCTTCTCGAAGGAGCCGGAGAACAAGGAGTTCTCAAACTTCTACGAGACGGAGTTTGAGCTGGACGCCGTGAAATACAAGTCGGCTGAACATGCGTTCGAGGCAGTGAAGGCCAAGACGTTCGGAGACGAAGAGATGTTCGAGAAGATCCTGAAAGCCAAGTCTGCCCAGTCGGCCAAATCGTTCGGCAATAAAGTCAAGGATTTCAAGGAGGACACGTGGAAAGAGAAGCAGGATGAAGTGATGAAGACGGTTCTGCGTGCAAAGTTCACTCAGAATCTAGAGCTGCGGAAGAAGCTGCTGGATACGGAGGATAAAGTTCTGGCAAATGCGGATTCCCGTGACAAGTATTGGGGGATCGGAACATCGGCGAATACTACGATGGCGAAAGACCCCAAGAAGTGGAAGGGAGAGAACAAACTGGGCGTGATGTTGATGGAACTGCGGACGGCGATCAAGGCGGAGTAGCGGAGTAGCGAAGCCCGAGGCACGAGTGGCGGAGTAGCGGAGTAGCGAAGCCCGAGGCACGAGTGGCGGAGTAAAACGGATATGGTTTAATTGTTCGTATTTAAGAACAGACGAAATGGAAAAGCATATTTACGCTCAACACATCCCTGCTACGAATCCTCTGAACACATCCCTGCACCATGCTATCATTCTCAAGGGAAATAAAGTTCTCGCTTCGGCGTTCAACAAAGTCGGATCCCGATCCAGAGGGTGGGGATACTCGGAAAAGACGATTCACGCAGAAGTAAATGTCATCAAGAGTTTGGGTGATCTGAACCTGTTGAAGGGTGCTACGCTCGTTGTGGTGCGGCACGGAGGGGATGGAACTCTTAGGTGTTCAAAACCATGCAAGAACTGCCACAATTTCCTCCAAAAGTGTATGGATGACTACGGTCTTCGAAAGGTTATTTATTCTTAGAAATTCGCTTGTAATACTCCTCATACGACTCTTCCTTCTGGATGGCTGTGTTTCCGAGAACAGGGGCAACCCATCGATCTGCCAACTTTTTTCCAACTTCCTTGGTAGCTTGGTCTTCCGTGATTTCTCCACGCTCAATCCGGCGTTTCTGGTTGAGCATGTAGAAAAACGTAGCATCCAGCTTGTCGTCTGCGTGCAGATCAAAAATAGAAGGGTAGTTGAAATGGAGAGTCTGGTTCTCCTCTGTCAATTTTTCTAGATACTTGGCCTTGTCAGTTGTTTTGAGGGCCTTGTGCTTCTTCTTGCTATCGTCCATATCACGAACGAGACTCTGGATCTCCGTTGCCGGGTAGTCTTTATCGTTCATTATTCCTTTTCTATTCTTGTATGTAAATAATACGGATATGCTGACGCAGGAAGTTCTAAAAGACGGAACAATTGTTCCGAAGGTCGATGCCCCCGACCACCCTGGTCCGATTGCCCAAGTGGTTCCGGGATCGGCGATTCAGGCCGCCGCCGCTGCTGTCAACGATAAGACAGACACCCAGGCTGAAGCTATAAGCGTTCTTGGCGCAAAGGTAGGTGGACGCAGCCGCCGTCATCGGGCTGCAAATCTTCGCCGTGTAATGAAGATGATGCAGATGCGGATGCGAGGGGGAGCAGAGGTTGAAGTCAAGAATGTCCCGAATATGCCAAGTGCGGGAGGAGTGGATCCGAAAGCGACGTTTGGCAAGATGCTGGAAGTTCAGCACCAGGCGGCTGCAGATGCTCAATTTGACGATCTGGGAACTGCTGCACCGAAAGTCCTGCCTCCAGCTGGAGGTCGGCGACGCACGAAAAAGAAGACCCTAAAACACAAGAAGAAGCACCATGGCTCTGGGACTAAGCACCGACGTGTACGCAAACATCGGGGGTCTTCTCGCCGCACTCTTCGTGTTCGTCGTGATCGCCGGTAGTTACTTCATGTTTGCCCAAAAAATGATGATCCGTTCCGACTATTTCATTGTTCTCTTTATTCTAGCACTGGCTCTTGTAGCTTACCTTGTTGTCAAAGTCTATTATGAGATGCAGTTTAGCACTACGGTGTCGGTGTAACAATCGTCTTTGCATATGCCTCGAAATGAGGAAGGAGGAGTTTAACGAAGTCCGCACAGTCTTCGTGAGATTTCAGAGCTGTCAAATTGATCTTGCCGGTGCGGAAGATACATGCTGTCCAACGTTGGGGAAAGACGACCTTGACGCAGGGAGATACATCAGGCTCAAATTCTGCCTGAATTCCCTTTTCCTGGAAGTATCGCTGGAGTGCTACCCTGGAAATATTGAGAGAATTGGTGAAGGATGTGGAATAGTTCATGAGGAGAACTCGGCGTTCAATGTGTTCCCACCCGCCTTCCTTGAAACAGGCAGGGCTCAACTTCTCTTGGAGAATCCGAAGACTCGATAGTTCGTATAGCGGATCCAGAACCCCCGTCATGTGGAATACGCCGTTATGGAAGATCTTGATCGTGATCTCCTTTTCGGGCAGAGCCCCGTCGCCGCTGTTCAGAACCACGATGGTCACAGAATTGTGCCCGAATCCAGATGTAGTCACAACCTTTGGATTCCGACGCTTAATACGATCACGCTTCGACTCGCCACGACGCATGATTCCCCTCTTTTCAATCTTGATAATTCCACCCTCAAGTGGGGTGTTCCGGAGCATCTCGTCCGTGTCCAGCTTCATCTTGTACGAGTGGAGCACCACCGTCGTCGACAGTCTCGGAGTGACTAGCATTGACATTCTTGCTACCCACCACTACCAGCTTAGAGGTTCCGTTTTTCCATGAATAGGGAAGAAGTAGAGGATTGCTGGTTACGAGTCCGACTGTACATCCTCGGAATACCCGGCGACAAGCAGCTTCGTGTGGGGGAGACAGCATTAAGATCGGATCGACAAATCCAAGATACATGGCTGAACCGGGATGGTGGGAGTAAATTGTCATCATGGTTTCTGATAGATCGGCTGCTCGGGTTTTTGACACGTCAATGTACCCTGCTGGGAGTGAGGCTCTTGCGATACGATCGCATTCTATCAGATCGAGGCCAGCATAGACCCACAGCATTCTTACTATACTATCCCTTAATGAAGCGTAAACAAGTAACGGGCCTGCTGAATATCTCCCAGGATTTCATCACGGATGTTGAGGAGATCCGTATCGTCTTTGGACAGCAGTTTCGGTAAGCTCTTGGTCAGCCACATGACAGCCTCCTTCATGAGCTGGGGAGCCCGCTTATCGTTGACATCATATATCTGTAGCTTTCCAGTGGATGCTGTCATCTTGGGACGACCGTAGCGTCCCATATACGCCTCAGTGAACTTATCAATGTTGGTATCCAGACTTGTCACGAGGTCATCGGTCGCCTTGTGACGACCAAACGACATTGTCTGCCAGTGATAGAGCTTCACCTGATTACGAAGAATAAGCATAACGTGGAGTATTTCTCCGGACATTTATATATGCCTTGTAAATAATAATGCAGTTCAACACATCAACCGCCAAAAAGGTCTGGCGCAAAGTAAAGAAGACTGTTCTCATCGATTCCCGTGATCGGCAGATTACTGGTGCCGGATCTCCGGGAAACTATAACGTGATTCTACCTGCTGTCTACAACAATGTTTACTCCATTACTCTCCGATCCTATGAAATCCCGCTGACTTACAATACATTTGCAAGCTGCCAGGGAAACACAACAATGAGTGTGACGTATACTCCAAGCGGGGGGTCTCCATCTACCTCGACCATAACGATCTCTGACGGCAATTACACCACAACTACTCTCCCCACAACTCTCACAACGGCCCTTCAAACGATTTCGGCAGGATTGTCGGCAACCTGGTCGTCGAATACGTTGTTGACTACCATTGCGAGCACAAACACAGGGGACACAATCGTTCTGAATTTGTCGGGGGCATCTACCGTGAATTGCGGAGCGGGAACCAACGTCCCTGCATCCACTGGATGGGGTCTGGGATACTTCCTGGGTTTCTATCCGCAGACGTATACCTCGACCAACGGACGCATTACCAGTAGTTTCATGTTGAACCCGAATCCAGATACATACATTCTCCTCGAACTCGCTGGGCTCAACAAGTTAGACGAGACGGGATTGGATGGACGTATTGCCGGGCGTATCGATGGAGCCTTTGCCAAGATTCCACTAACGCAGAATACGGGTGAGTATCTGTTCTTTGCGGACACGTCGGGCCCTTCGCCTCTCAACCAACGTATATACAACCCTCCTATCGCACGTCTAGATCGGCTGGCAATCAAGTGGCGTCGCCACGATGGCCGTACAATTGATTTTAACGGTGGAGAGCATTCCTTCACCCTGGAACTCGAGTTACTGGATAACAATTTCGATGAATATTCTAGCCTGGAGTTTGCTCGCTAAGAAGTTAATAGATGGTGGTTAGACCGCACGCTCCGTCGGGGGCAGTAGTCTTAGCAGCTATCACGACATTATTATCATTCTGGCGCTGCCCGAAATGGTTGACCTGATTGTACGGCTGTACAACATGGTAAGCCTTACGAAGTACAGGGAGAGCACACTTGACTGCCTTGGGGAATGTGACGTTGTCCGTGAGCAGGTTGGAGCATCCAGCAGAGGCAACCTCGGGAACAGGAGTGTAATTGAAAAAGTCAGAGGCATAAGCGTTTCCGGCAAGGCGAGCCGTGACGTTGGCGGATGTGCGGTTGGGGATAGTGCCGCCGCCTTTCATGACGGGATTGGTTTGCGGTGTCACAAGCGGACGGTTGAGCTTGAACAGGGGATCGGAATCACGAGAGGCCAATTTGCGGACACGGGCTGTGTATTCCGAGCTGCTCTGTAGATTGACTGTGTTAATGGGGGGAGCATTGAGAGTCTGCTCGATCTTCTTGCGTTGGAGAGCGAGAAGTTCCGATGATGAAAAAGGCCGGCGAGCCTGGAATGTCGCCTGTGAAGTAGTATTGTCGTTATGGGGCCAAGGGCTTGGCGATGACACGGACATGTAATTATATACTCCTTACAAAAGTTCTACGTGTGTCAGCACATGACGACGGCAGCATTCACGTGTGAGTCCAAGTTCGTCCATTGCCCGGCCCTCGGCAGTCTTGAGAGTTGTCTTGGTAAGATACGGAATCGTCGTATCGGTACGCCCATCCTTCTTCTTTCCCTCCTCGACAAGTTCTACATACTTGAGCCACTTGTCGGCGAGAATTCCTCCGCACGTGTAACACCGAATATCAATCGGCATCTTGCTTGCTTGTATTGTCTTCCGCTCCCATATTTCTTGTTCCGTTTTAACAAAGAGATGCTGGCCACACCGCGAGACATCCAAGTCGCTGTCGCACTCATTGCGCTGTATGCGTTCACTGCACTGATTGGAATCCCCAAGACTATGCTCGACGCAGTGTTGACGCAGCCCACGTTTACCCGCATCATATGGCTCTTCTTCATTTGCGCCCTTCTCTTCACAAAGAACTACCTATCCGCTGTTCTAGCCGTCGTTCTAGCCCTGCGTGTATCATTCGAGAGCAATTCGTCTTACAAGTTCTCTCACGACGGAATTCTGGCAGAGTATGCGGCTCAGCAGAAGAAGGATCCTCGGTTTGATGCGACCAAGCAGATTGATCTCAAGATGGCGAACGAGACTCTAACATTTGACCCGGCTCGGTGGATGGACCCGGGCCGTTCGCCGGTCCAGCTTCTCCTGTTTCCCCCGACACCGCAGCAGCTATCCTTGATCGGGAACAACGGCAAGTGAGGACGGTGCAGGTGGTGGTAGCTGAAACGACGGAGAAATAGGATTCTTCAGAGGATTATGAGGAAGGTTCTTTTTATAATAGGTTAGAACGGGAGAGGCCGGGGGTTCAGAGACCTGCCGAGCCATTCCTGGCGCAGGCTTGGCCGACATATTCACTCGTATGTGGTCCAATTCTCCAACAATTTCAGGTTTTTCTAGGGTTGCGTTAGTTTCAACTTTTTGGTTGAAGCGGCGTATGATGTTTCCGTGAATCACAGGGCACGATTCTTCTAGGCGGTCCTGTTCTATCCGAATGACCTTCAAAAACTCTTGGGCGTTTGTGCGTTGATCTCGTCGCAGTGCGAGTTCGTTGGAAATCACTCTGTAGAGTTTTCCGTAGGCGATGGAGGCAATGCGGTGACCTTCTCCAGACTGCGGAGCTTTCAAAAGTTGGTTGATAGATGTCAGGACCCCGGTGGCAATGGTGGTAATTCCCACGACAATTGTCACGTATGTTTGCGCTACGGGGTTAAGTTGTGTGAGTCCGATCGTTGTTGCCCCGGCCAGGGCGGTTAGAGTTACACTGGGAACGGAAAGCCAAAAATTCCACCGGTCGTAATACACTTGAGATTGGGTATGCATCCATCGCATACAATTTGCCTTGTCTCCGATGGATGCCAGGAGAGTTTCGTGAGCGCTATTCCAGCTATTGGCAATATCGCTGGATGATTCAGAAGTATCTTCTAATTTCTTCAGCGACTCTTCCATTATTACCATGCGAGTTCAAGTTCAGAGACGCTCCAGTATTCGGAAGAACCATCGGGGAGGTGGCGGCGCATAATGAAGGGCAGTTTGCGCTCTAGGATTTCACGTTCTGCTATCTTCCAGAAGAAGCGGGGATCGTCACGATTAAATTCCTGGACGGGGACGATGGGGGGAGCACCATCATACAGCTGCTGGGTGCGCATAGACAGGAGGGCAGTATACTCATACTTACTGAAGTAAGGCAGAGTAATCCGTGGAGTTTCCTGAGCCTTGACCACATCCGAACGATGGATGAATTCGGTCATTGTTGTTATTCTTCCACAATGTTCTTTCTATTCGTTTTACACACAAGTTGACAATAATTACAATGTTGATCGACAAACTAGAAGAAATTATTGCCGATCAAGTTGACCAAGCAGAAGAGGTAGGGTATCGCAGGGGGCACTATCACGGATACTGGAAAGGTATTTGTATAACTATCATCTCAATCGCAGTTTCAAACTTCTTCTTATTTACGCCGCTTCTGAGTCAGAAGCTGCGTCTGCTTGAGGCAGCGAACTTTACGCAGTGTCTTACCGTGAGGCCAGAGCAGGCGTGTAGTGCATACTGCAATAGCCCCACTTTCCTTCGTTGACCCCTTGCGGGCCTTGATAGTCTTGCGAACAGATTTAATACACCGGCAAAACTTATCGGCACGAGTGGATACCATTGTTATTATTAAACCAGGAAAAACGGATCGGGAGCTCCCTTCCCGTTTTTGATGGCATACATTGAAAATGAACGGCTCCGTATCTTCTATCCTCCAGGATCACACCACTCTTTCGCAGGCCCAGATCTATGCTGTACAGCACATGAACATGTACAATATTATTGAGGGTCTTCGTGATGCCATCGGGTATCCCGAGAACGACCGCCGGATCCCGCTGTTTGAGTATTACCGCACGGACGCAGAGACGGAGACGCCACGTCTGCGTCAGCGTTTGTCAAATGGTGTTCCGCTGGATCTGACGTTCAACAATGGTCTATTCGCCCTGCTCCGTAAGATGTTTGATATCGAGGGTCGGATCGTGGAGGTCTACGATCGCCGCAAGATCAATCGTAGCGACGGCCAGCTGAACAAGCATGTTCGTCAGGTGGTTCTACTCGTCCGGGGGCGGGGGAGGTTGTAGAAATGACGATTTCATGAACGGGTTGTTCACGGGAAGAGGGTTGAAGGATGTGCGTGATGAGGCGAATTTAGGTATTTTTTGGTTGCTGATGGGAGGAATGGAAAAGGTTCGTGGCCGAGCCATCATTGTTTGAGGAGCCTCGTGGTCGGGTTCAAAGTAGGCATGAGGGACGTTAATAGTCGTTTCTGAAAGTGGGAACAGTGGAGGGGAGGCAATGCGGCGTGGACGATTCGCCATGTGGTAAGAAACAAGAATAGTTACCACGACACCAATGAGAAGACCTCCGCTTGCAGCACCCACAATAATTCCGATGTTGTTGGAAGCAGCGGCTGCGGCGTTTGCTGAAACAAGTTGGGGATTGTTAGAGGGAGTATTTGTTACCGATTGAGTCCCTGTTTGTGAGAGGGAGGTTGAGACCGAAGGAATTAACCCGTAAGTTGTAGAACCACTGTAGCTCTGAGTAAGGCTGGGTGTCGCAGTCAGACTTCCGGTGAAGCTAGGAGTATTGGATCCAGTCGATGAGCGGGATGCGGTCATGGTATTGGTGAGAGTGTTAGACGCAGAGGAACCAGCCGTGGCAGAGCGAGTCTCCGTGGAAGATACTGTATCTGTGGCCGAGCGGGAACGGGTGGCGGTATCCGTAGCCGAAGGAGTTGCACCTGGACGAGACCGGGTAGCAGTGGTAGTGCCGGTTCCGGAAATAGGGGCACGTGAGCGAGTGGCAGTGGCAGAGTCTGTAGCCGAAACAGAAGCCCCGGCACGGGAGCGTGTGGGAGTGTATGTAGCCGAAATAGAGGCGGCATGGGACCGGGAATCGGTAGAGGAAACAGACATAGCGGGAGCACGGGACCTGGTTGCAGTATCCGTAGCAGAAGCAGATACGGCAACGACGTGTGAACGAGATGCAGTCGCAGTGATACCGCCCCCTGAAGATGGAATGGGGATCTGTGCCCACCCCGCCGAAGCAGCTAAAGCGAAAAAGAAGAGTTTACGGATCATCTTACCTATATTATACTTACCGCCTGTAATTTCTTTCTATTTGTATTCTATTACCTACGAGATGACTGCTTCCACGAACTCCCGCAGGTCGTGCACTGATACATCCAAATCAGATCCACCCGGCTCAACTTGACAGCCACAACTTCTGTTGACGGGCAGTCCTTTGCGGGGCACTTGACAGTATTCAGACGGGGGAGGGTCGGATCGTCCTTCAAATAAGGGTTCATCACAAGCTGGGTAGCTCTGTCCTCCTTGAGGTTGTGCTCGTATACCATGGGATTCGCATGCGTGATTGTCTCGACATACGGGCACTTGCGGCACTTGAACCCTACCCCCTCCGCATTCTCTTCGAGGGCATACAGGAAATTTTCGCAGTCTGGGCAGAATTTCATACTTGTGCCTTATTATACACTAACCCGTAATTCTATTCGTTTTATCTTCAGCAGAACAGATCCGTTCGTTCAAAACCGACCCGCCGCCGGAACATTCTCTAGGATCAACACACATCCTCTGAAAATGTCGGCAGCGGGTGGACTCGTCAATTTCCTCGATCGCAAGAAGATCACGACTGCTGGCGAACTACATACACACACAACTGCCGGTTCAGCGGCTGGTAAGTATTTCATAGGCGACGATGATCTTGCTGAATTCTATGACCACTACTACAAATATGTTGAAATCCATCGTAACAAGATTTGGCTGATTGAGGCGCCGTATCCCGCTCTAGGTCCGTGTAAAGTCGATCTTGATTTCCAGTATGAGCAAGGAACGACTGGACATCTACACACCCAAGACCAAGTTGTGAAGTTTGCGATAGAATACGTGAAGACGCTCAAGACGTTCCTAGTATCTCCAGGCGAGACGGAGGTGTTCATCATGGAGAAGCGGGAACCTGTCAAGAAGCGTGACGGAATGGCGGGTGGTGTTCACCTCATGGTTCCGTCTATGCGCACGAACAAGTATATTGAGATGGCGGTTCGTGATATTATGCTGACCAAGATGTCCATGTTCGACGACCTGCCGCTCAAGGAGAAGGAGTGGTCGAAGGTCTACGACAAGGGTGTGGCCCAGCGCTCAATTGGGTGGACGATGTATGGCGCTGCTAAACCACAGGGTCTTCCTTACCTAATTACCTATCGTGTCTTCGTGGACGGCGACAATGTGCGAGTCGACGAGTCGCCCGTTCCGTTCACGGTTGATCTTCTGGCAAAGTTCGATATTCGTGAGCGTGATCCTTCGAAGGAGACCCCGATGACCGAGGAAGCTAAGAAGCAGTATGGCAATCTTCCCGAAACCAATGTGGAGAACGTGCGGATCTCGGGCGGCCGAGCAATTGCTCCGTCCCGTGGCCGACCAGCCGAGCGCCGTATCCAGGGATCCCGTGAGTCATCCCCGAACAATATTGCGATCCGCCCGCTGTCCCCAGAGGAGCTCCAGAATATCCGTGAGCACATTGGCAATCTCGCCGATCATCGTGCCAACGAGTATATGGAGTGGATTGAGGTGGGTCTGACGCTGAAGAACATTCATCCCGAACTGTATGACGAGTTCGAAGAGTTCAGTCGCCGGTCTCCACAGTTCAATGTCCGTGAATGTATGTCCAAGTGGAATTCGTTCTCGTTCCGCAACCATGGGCAGCGAAGTGGAATGGGCACCCTGCTCTACTGGTCCCGTCTCGATGATCCCGAAGAGTATACCAAGATCGAGGAGAAGAACATTCTTCGCAAGGTCGATATCTCCCGAAGCGGGGCAGAGTATGATGTGGCGTCTGTGGTCTACTCTCGCTTCCACGACAATTACAAGTGTGTGAATTTCGGGAAGAATGTATGGTATCGCTACGTCGGTCACGGCTGGATTGAGTTGGACAAGGGTGTTCAGCTCCAGCAGGAATTATCCATCACAATCTTCAAGTTGTATATCAATCGCTCAAAGTATTGGAACAGTAAATTGACAGACGGATCGCTGGAAGATTGTAATGCCAAGGAACCCAAGGCATGTGGGTGCCCATACTGCTTGGCATTCATCATGGGACAGGATCTCAACAAGATCGCAGTTCAGCTGAAGAAGACTCCGTTCAAGGCGAACGTTATGCGTGAATGTTCCGAGCTGTTCCTCGACGAGCAGTTCACCAAGAAGATTGACGAGAACCGGCATCTCCTCGCATGCTCCAACGGCGTGTTCGATATGAATACGTGCGAGTTCCGGGATGGAAAGCCTGAAGATTACGTGTCGTTCTCCACATCTCTGGATTACGAGAAGGATAAGTCCTACAAGGATTACCGTGAGTGGACGGAGATCAATGATTTCCTCCACAAGATCTTCCCAATCAAGCGGGTGCGTGATTACCAGATCAAGCATCTCGCACGGTGCCTGAACGGTCAGGGCAATCAGAAGTTTCATACATGGACAGGTGTCGGTTCAAACGGCAAGTCCATGCTCATCTGTTTGATGGAGTCTGCGCTTGGTGATTATGCGTGTAAAGTTCCGATCTCACTGCTCACGCAAAGCCGTGGAAAGTCGGCGGCGGCGGCACCGGAAGTCATTCGTCTGAAGGGTCGGCGGTTCGTGACGATGCAGGAGCCGGACGAGGCAGTTCCACTGAATACTGGGTTGATGAAGGAGTTGACTTCGGGCGAGAAGATCATTGCTCGGGATCTGTATGCGGGATCCAAGGCGATGGTAGAGTTTGAGCTCCAGGCCAAGCTACATCTGGCGTGTAACGACAAGCCGAAGATCAATACCAACGATGGCGGCACGTGGCGCCGATTCGTTGTCATCAACTTCATCTCGAAGTTCGTTCAGGCACCTGCTGGACCGAACCAGTACAAGATGGATATGTCGATTGAGCGCAAGGTCAAGTCGGAGGAATGGGGGAAGTGTTTCCTAGCCTACCTCATTCAAACTTACAAGCAGCATGCTGGCGAGGATCTGAATCCTCCCGATGAGATTCTGGAGTATACCAACGAGTATCGTGAGGAGAGCAATGCGATCATGCGGTTCATCAACGAGTATACTCGGGAGACAGTGGAGGGCGAGGAAGTGGTTCCGGTGCGGCGGCCGACACTCTCGGACAAGTTCAAGCAGTGGTGGGAGACAAATCGTGGTACTCGAGATTGGAGTATCCAAGGTATGCTCAAGGAGATTGAGACCAAGTATGGCAAGTATGCGTATGGCGGCTGGACAACATTCCAGCTACGTAATGATGTGGATTGAGCAGAGAGGTTAATACATGGTGTGACCAGGCATGTGGTTACCTCCCTTGCGGGTCTGCTTGGGGCCGAACGATACCTTATCCTCCTCGCCGCCCTTCTTGGCGTGGCGACGGTGACGACGGCCGCCCTTGCGGGTCTGCTTGGGGCCGAACGATACCTTATCCTCCTCGCCGCCCTTCTTGGCGTGGCGACGGCGGCGGCCACCGAGTCCGAGCTTGCGCAGCGTCTTCTTGACAAACCCGGAGATAAGGTTAGACATTTTTGGTTTATTTAACGGCGAGAATGCTTTTTAACGCGGCGGGTGCGACGTCCCTTACCTGTCGGATTGGGGGCCTGGACAGGAGGGGACTCGACCTTTGGCCTGCGGACCTGGGTGGGAGGGAAGTCCCGCTTGTAACCATCGGTCAAAAACTTGTACTCTGCGGGCCCGTACTTAATCTTTTGCATTGGTGTCTCCACCCCGCCCCGACGGGTGCGACGTCCACGGCCCGTCGGCCTGCGAACCTTGGTAGGAGGAAACGAGACGGGAGTAGCCGGAACAAAAGTGATATCTGGCTTGTACTCGTCATCACCTCCCCGACGGGTGTGACGCCGACGACGACCGGCCTTCTTTGTGTGACGGCGACGACGGCCTCCAGGCTGGACAGAGGACTGTTCAGCAACTGCAGGAGCCGAAGCCGGAGCCGGGGCGGGGGCGGTGGATCCCGTTCCGAAGAAATCGGGAAGCTTCGGCATGCTGAACGAGGGGAACGAAGAGAAGAAGGACTTAGGCTTCTCAGGGGCAGCACCGTAGGCAGTAGAAGGATCCTGGGAAGCCATGATATATTACATTCAAACGAGAAAAGATAAGAGTCTAGAGTAAGAGTAGACTCTATGGACACCCGCGCTTGGGGGCCTTCAGGCTGGCAATTGCTCCACCTAATTGCCCATTACGAAGGCGATGAAGCGAAATACTTTTTCCCGAATCTGAAAGATATCTTACCCTGCAAGTTCTGCCGAGAGAGCACCGCAAAGTTCTTAGCTGAAATGCCCCCGAAATCCCCCGCTGATCGGTGGCTCTACGATTTCCATAACCGGGTGAACAAGAAGTTGCGGGACCAGTGCAAAGAAGATCCCCGTGTCATCTGCCCCCCTCCTGACCCGTCGTTTGAAAAGGTATCCGCTCACTACGAAGAACTCCTACAGAAAGAACCCGACGCACCGCCAGGTATGGATTTCCTGTTTTGCATTGCGTATAATTACACGTCAGAGAAGGAGGGTATTTACCGCCACTTCTTTGCTATGCTTGCGAAACACTATCCTTACGACTCACTCCGGACGATTGTTCAGGGTCACACCTTCCACTACGGAAACAAACGGGCAGTGATGAAGAGTGTGTATACCCTCATGAAAAAATTGACAGAGGCGACTGGGTCAGAGAAACTACTGCCGACGTTTGCGGGGGCATACCAGCGCTACGGATACTATGCGAGCTCGTGTAATCGTGGAAAGACCTGTCGTAATGGCAGGAAGAAACGGGATCACCGCAAGACGTATAAGGTCACGCATGCCCGCCTCATTCATTGACCACGGTGACGAGGCACAATACCATCAAAGCTCCAAGCTTCATAGTGGCTCTTGTAACCCTTGTTCACAACAAGCTCCCCGATCTCTTCAATGTGACCATCTTCAAACATCATTTCTACATCGTCCGCCGCCTCCCACCCCTGCTCCCGAATAAGGTGGCTCATCAGATGCCAAATCCCTCCCAGCGATGCGTCCTCAATGACCTTGCGAGTATGATTCACCAAGATGTACCTCCAGCCCATTCTGTTTTGTTGGTGTATACTAACAAAAAAGACTGGGTTGTTTTACATGAACACTTACCACCTGATGGTAATATGCTGTAGACCTGGTCCCGTAGGATAACGGACGAACTCAGTCTTCACTTCAAAGTCAGGGAACAGAGCACGAAGCTTGTTCTCAACAATACCAGTGCGAACAGCTTGGTCATGGATGTCGCTTTTGTACACATGATACTCCTCTCCAGTATTCTTGATCTTCTCAATCGTCTCATGGTAAATCAGACGAACCTTCAGATCCACCCGCCGCTGCTCAATAGCGGCTTCACGCTCCTGACGAGCGGCGTCAAAGTCGGCACGAGTGAAAGGCTTGAGATCCCCCGTCATCCTGGTTTTCATTATCTCGAACGCCATTTTCCGTGCTTCTTGGGGCGATCCACTTCCCCTTACTCGCATACGCATCGGCAGCACTTTCGCTTCATTGCACACGTCACAGCACTTTGAGGTTTCGTCGTCTACTTCGCACAGCGGGAACGGATTATTGCTTTCGTCCTCGGTGATTGGGGCCAAACAGAAGCAACACTTCATTCTGGTTATGCTAACAAAAAGGATAGGTCTAATACCGATCCGTTTTATAGGATTAATCATGCGTATGAAAATCACACGCAATCACCATTTTGTTTCCATCTTTCACCCATTGCCACACCATTTCAACATTGTTTCCTAACTTTTTACCTAATCTCTTAGAAGCCATCATCATCTTTTTGGCTGTGTACTCATTATTCACATACATTGTAAACAATAACATTTACACTATGGAGATAAAATAATATCCGTCGATCTAATTCTTACACGTCTTTCGAAACCACGCACGAGCTTTGGAGGTCTTCTTGGCTTTCTTGACCAAATCGGCGTCGGTCGTATAATGTGTCTTGCCGCACGTTAGCATACTGGCGGCACGAGCATACCCCCACTGCTGCTGCGTCGCACCCGGACGATGACCTGTGCGCCACGCCGCCATTCCTCGGTTGTACGACGCCCGCACGATCGGAAGAGGGACACCGGTAGCCTTAGAATACGCCTGGAGACCATGGGCATTAGGAAACTTCTTCTTCCATTCACGAACATACTTGGAGGTGCGAGTCTTGACTCCCTGGTCGGTCTTGAAGGGGCGGTATGCCCGAGGATCTTTCCACGACATTGCACGACGACGAGTGGCTGTGCTTTTACGTTGCTTGTTCTGTTTCTGGGTGAGGCCGCTGAAGTAACGCTTAGGCCAGTACATATCTTATTCTTGAACTATATCATTTTCTTCGTGGTCTAAATATACGCTAGTAAAACATCATCTTCCACATGGCCATCCAGTGTCTTAAATTTATAGTCCTTGTTGATTGATAGAATCTTCGCTTTTATCTGCGATAGAAAATCTATATCCCCATAGCTCTGTTCACCCCATGGAAACGGCGTTGTAATAATTCTCAGGTCATCAACCAAGATGATATTGTCCTTGCGTTCAAGGGACCCGATGGCCTCAAGTTCATCAAAGAGTGGGCAGATCTTATTGTAGTTCTGGATAAGATGATGATCAACATGTGCATCCAAGAAAAATATGGTCTTGTTCTTGAAAGCAGCATCGCTCAAATAGGTTTTTAGATTCGTACTGTCGTCATTTATAATTGAACAACGTCCAGTTTGAACATCATTCTTAAACATGTCATTTCCCATTATTACAAACCCCTTGCGAATCTCAATAGAAAATACCTTTTCAAACCCAGCGGCAAGTGCCTTCTTAATTGAAATATCCTCGTTTGGATCATAAAGCCCAGTCTCAAGATACGTAGAACACCCGTGTTCCTCCCGTAGCTTTTCTATATTGAAATTGATAGGCATTTATATACAGATTAACTGATATATGTAAACGGATGTTTGAGTGTATGTTAGACATTCTCAGACAACGAAATATAAATAAAACAAGGCTTCTAAATATTATCAATCCGTTCTCTCTCTACAACCTGTGCGATCATTATGTTGGAGACGAAATACACAGATTTAATATTCCAATCGCAGAGTCAAAAAACAACCTTTTAACCACAAAAAATATATTAACAATAAAAGACTTTGATATTGTCCATGTGGAAGTAAATTGGGTTAACTATTTTGTAACCGAAATCCTGGATAAAATGAATGTAAAAATTATTTTGACAACAGGTCAGTGGCATCTGCCTCAACTTCTTCCAAGTCCGTTGACAGAAAAAATTCTGGGACACCCCAATATTCTTTTATGGGTATCGCAAAACCCGATATATCCCAATAGTGAAAAATATATGGCTTTCCCATACGGCATTGATTATGAAAGTTTAGAGGCGTACAGCGAAGCGCTTCTTTCATTGAGCAGAAATAATAAGACCACAGAGATTTCGCACCTACCGTTGAATCACAATACGAATGCGTGTAGACAGAAATTACCAGTTATGCCCAGACTACCTCCAAAAGAATTTTATGAAAGAATTGCGGATTCAAAATTTATTGTGTCTCCAATCGGGGACAGACATGATACATATCGCCATTATGAAGCAATAGGACTAGGTGCAATACCCATGTCAAACATTGATCGTCTTTACAGATCTATTTTTGGAGATAGCATGTATTATTGCGATATCCATGAGATGATCGAGGGAAAGGCACCCTGTAATTACATTGAACCGAACCGGAATCTTGTATGTTTTCAGTATCATAAAGACCTAGTAATGAAAAGAATTAAGATGTTGTCAGCTTCTCCAGGGCATGCCTACACGCATTCTGTTCCGCCTGTTTCTTGGTCGTAGAGTTTCCCATCCCCAGAATCTCGCCTTCAGGTTTGCACACGGCCATCGTGAACCCTGCCGCCCCGTCCTGGATCATCTTGTATATGGGGGTAAATCCCATCTTCTGCTGACAGAACTTCTGCATCCGGTCCTTGTAATTATCGTCCTCCCGCAACATCAGCGGGATATCCAGGTGCGTCTCAATCATATTGATGACGAAATCATTAACCATCTGGAAATTCATCCCCGAATCAATCCAGAGAGCCGCAATGAATGCTTCCAAAACATCACCGAGTTTCTCGATATTCTGACGACCGTGTTCCGGCTTCATTTCTTCGACATGCTTGGAGATGATAAAGAACTTGTCGAGTCTGAGCTTGTCCCGTGCCAGCGTTCCGAGCGTCTTGTTCCGCACAATGAGTTTGCGGGTATTGGTGAGAAACCCTGGGGCTTCACTGGGGAACCGTTCGCACAGGTAGTTGGCCACCACTGCACCGAGAATGGAATCGCCTCGGAACTCGAGCTGTTCATATGATTCGTCCTGGAGATCCATGACCCCGGCGGGGCAGGGACCTAGAACAGAAGGTTCCCCAGTGAGGGTAGTATACTCCGACCGCCGAACGTAGGTCGTATGGATCATGGCTTTCTGAAAAATTGCGAGATTCTTCACGGTGTATCCTGGAATGCAGAGGATGCGATTTACATCGTCTGCAGTCAAGGGACAGTTCTTGGGATTGTATGGAAAGTATTCAACCGTGCTCATGTGTTTATATATACATATGGCACATGTGAAAATGCGTTAGACACAAATCTTCTCTTTTCTACAAATCAATAACACTGGCGAACCTTCTCGTGTCTCTCCAGGCAGTTCGCCGCCGCCTCGCCCTTTGGAACACGAACCTTCCCAGTATTCGTCCGCACTATGCCGTGAAGTGCAACAATCTACAGCCAATTCTGGAGGAGCTACACAGGGGCGGGGCAGGGTTTGATTGTGCGTCCAGCGACGAAGTCCGGCGGGTCGTGTCGTTCGGAACAAAGGGTTCGGATATCATCTATGCGAACCCCTGCAAGTCAAGAAACGAACTATTCAAAGTAAAAAATGACAAGATTCCGTACATGACTTTTGACAACCCCGCAGAAATAGACAAGCTGCCCAGAGACACGAAACCTATTCTACGAATTTTCGTGGATGATAAAGGCGGTGTGCGTATTCCCCTGAATTCCAAGTTTGGGTTTCCTTACTCCCGTGCTCACGATCTTCTCTGGCGTGAACCCCCGTATCGTATCTACGGCCTAGCATTCCATGTGGGTAGCGATTGTTCCTCCCGTGTTCCCTATGAATCAGCCTTCGATACTGTTGAGAATTTTCTGAGTATGCTTTCGAGTCGCTCCGATGTGTTTACGCCAGAACTCTTGGATATTGGCGGTGGATTCTCGGGAAGTTCTAAGAACGATGATTTCTTCCGTGAACTTGCTCCCTATATTCTCAAGCGGGTCGGGGATCTTCCATTCAAAAAAGTGATTGCCGAACCCGGGCGGTTCTTTGCGGAAGAAAGTTGTACGCTGCGAGTCCCGGTAATCGGCAAGAAACAGCTTCCCAATGGAAAACAATGCATAACGCTGGACGATTCCGTGTATGGTATGTTCTCCGGGGTCTTGTTCGATGGCTTCAAACCAGACTTTAAGTGTATCACCCGTGAACCGTGGGCGCACAGCTCGCAATTCACGATTTTCGGAAGGACGTGCGATTCGGCAGACAAGATCGCAGAAGATGTGTGGTTACCGGACAATATCGGTGAATCAGACATCCTTGAAGTCAAGAATATTGGGGCGTATTCGTGGGTCTCAGCCTCCGAATTCAACGGATTCCCCCTGCCACCGGTATCTATACAAGAGCCTTCTTCGTGAGACGACGGGGAAGGTGCTTGGCAGTGTGGCGACCACCACGCTTCTTCGCAAAATAGTGGGCCAATGTGAGTGCCGAGCCAGCAACGATGGCGTCGTCAATCATACCCGCACCTCCACGCTTGGCCGTACGACGGCGGCGACGTCCGCCCATCGCCGCCTTGCGTCCCCACTTATCCGCAGCATAGGACGTCCCCACTGCAAAAATCGCATCGTCAACCATTCCGACACCACCACGCTTGGATGTCCGGTGCCGGTGCCGGCGTCGTCCACCCGTGCACCCGCACCCACCTCCGGGGCGGACTCCACTTGCCATATCTGTTTGGAATGTCTCAGTCGTCATTATTATATCTACCCATTTTTTTGGAGGAAGATAGGGTGACGACTTACTTCTTCTGGACTGAGATCTACCGTCTCCTTATACTTTGGCTGGACCCATCGAGAAAACGCACTGAATGCCAAATACGATAGGAGTGTTTCAGGGTGGGTATTGTCGGCAATACGATACCCATTAGCATCCCATTGTTTCCAGGCACGAAATACTATAGGACGAAATATCTCTTCTATGATTTCGGGGTATGCGTCCGTCTGTTCTCGGACGATGATGCTACAGAAAGGACAGCGGGCGGCATAGAGCTGGCACTGGGGGAGATGATGGGCATGCGCACGCAAAAAATCATCCATTCGTGTTCGTGAATCGGTGGACGTCCGCACAGAACTGGGCAAAATGGAGGGTTCTGTATTGTTTGTAATCTGCTCTCAGTAAGTTCATTTCACGAAGAGCAGCTTCCAATTCTAGAAAGAGAGCACGCAGTTCGTCTTCATGATCATCAGTGCGCACCCATTCGCCCACTTTGTTCATTCTCGTCATCTCCGTCATTGTTCTCTACATTCATGACACGCTTAAACGCAAACTCCTTGGCGACCATAGCCGTCTTCTTGCGTTCGACAATCCAATCAAACAGCTCCTCTGGCCAAGGCTTGTTTCCAGTTGCACCGCCATTGACATAACTCGCAATCAGATCCTTGAGCTCCTTCTGTGATAGAGACCACGGTTTACTCCACGTCTCAGGCCGCTGGATCTTGATGTAGGATCCGTCGTCCTGAATCTCCAGCTTGTTCAGGTTCTGAAAGTTGGTGCGCCGGAGGATATCGCTCATTTCATTCTCTACAAACTTCTTGTCCTCACGGAGCTTGTAGACAGTGGTATTGATCTCCTTAATCTGGTCGTCCAGGGAACGATACTTCCGCACAGCCCGAACAAGGTCACGCTGATCAATAGCAGTATTCATTATGGTATGCCATATTTCCAGCTGTAGAGTTTATTATCCGTTTTTAACAATGGATCCCCGTGAAGTGGACAAATTGCGGATCGCATACAACAAAGAACACCCGTATGAACCGCCTGTAAAGAAGGGAAACAATATGTGGCAGGAAATCACTCGGCGTATGAAAGATGCCTGTGATACAGGTGCCCAGGCGTGTATTGTCCACGCCCTCGTAAAAAAGCCGGTGGCTCCAGATAGCTGGGCATCGAATGGAACGGAATGGCTGTCGTCCGATGACATTGATGTGTCGCAAGAATACTACGCCAAGCTGATCCCAGATTACTATTATACTGGATCTGTCCCGATAGATTTTGATCTACACAATGAAACTGGAACATGTCTCGTCTCGTCCCTGTGCAGTATGAAGATTTCAGAATTGCACAAGAAAGGGTATCGCCGTGTCGGTATTGTCTTCAACACAGATCCTAGCGACGGACCGGGGGAACACTGGATAGCTGCGTTCTGTGATTTCCGTGATCACCTCAAACATCCCAAGATGACGTTCTTTGATTCGTATGCTCAGAAACCCGAGAAGGAGATTCAGAGATTGATGTTCCGGTGGAAAGAGCAGTTGGATGATATGAAATTGTTCGATGAGCCGACGGAGTTATCTTACAATGCTGTTCGGCACCAATTCAAGGATGCCCAGTGCGGTATGTACTGTATCTATTTCCTCCACTGCTGCTTATTTGAAATACCGATGGACGAGCGAGTCCCAGACGATGTAGTCATGATGATGCGACCGCTGTTTTTCAAATATAAACAACATCGTAAGAAATAATAAGAATGGACACCACCCAACTATTGTGGGTTGTTATATGTATCGCATTTGCCTGCCTAGGTCTTGGGCTGGGAGTAGGAGCATATGTCTACCTCGGCAATATCCCTCCGCCTGATTCGTCACTGACTAACCCGCTTACAGTCTACGCCGATCTTACCAAGGCCGCACCCATCGGATGCCCAAACAAAGATGTCTTGTGTGACTACTATATGGCATCTAGCGGTTATTCCCTCATTCCGGGGAAGACAATCAATACATACATTGTGACTGACGCCCTCACCAAAGTCATCAAGGGCGGTGCACGGTTGGTAGAATGGGATGTCTACGCCGTCGATGGAAAGCCCGTGGTCGGTGTAGCCGATTCCAAGACACTGAAAATGACGACATACAACACTCTTTCCTTTGAAGACTGCTGTGTCACTATCGGCAATGCGGCATTCAACAGTTCGGTTACGCCAGGGTACAAGAACCCCTTCGTCCTCTCCCTTGTATTCCATACTGCCGACAATGCGATTGTCACGCAGTGTGCCGATACCCTGAAGATGACAATTCGCAAGTATATGCTGAGCTCGGAATACTCTTACCAGCGGAAGAATCTAGGAGTTGAACCGATATGCAACCTCATGGGTAAACTGATCATCGTGAGCGGCGAAAACATCAAGGGGAATGGAATGGATGAATTGGTGAATATGTCCTGGGTCTCGTCTCAGATGCGACGCATGACGTATACCCAGGCCTCGCAGACATTTGATCATGAGGAGCTGATCGAATACAACAAACGCAATATTACGCTTGTGGTTCCCGATATGAACACCACTGCTATTTCCAACAAGAATCCTGAAATATGTTTTTCGTATGGCTGCCAGTGGGTCGCTATGTGTTACGGCAGTCTGGACAATGCGATGGAAGTGTATACTGGAGCCTTTTCCGAGAGCTCGTTTGGAATCAAGCCTGATCTCCTGCGTTACCACCCGACAACCTACAAGGCTCCGACTGCGCAGAGTGCGGCAGTATCACTCCAGCCCAAGAAGATTGTTTCGCCCATGTATGACTTCACAATAAAGTCTAACCAGTGAAACAAACATGTCACAGGAAGGAGGACGCTCAGCCTGGCTCAAGCACGTTATGTCTGTAAAGAGGGCTCACCCTAGCTGGTCGCTGGGTGATGCGATGAAGGCTGCAAAGAAGACGTACAAGAAGAAGGGCGGTGCGGTCCCTGAGATGGCCGCTGTGGCCGGTGCGCTCGGCCTGCCGGCGATGGGCGGTCGTCGTCGTCGGTCTCGCAAGGTCGGAGGCGCCGATGGTCCTCCGATGCCCAATGTATCCGCTGCGCTCGGCCTGCCCCCTGCGGGTGGTCGTCGTCGTCGGTCTCGCAAGGCCAAGGTCGGTGGCACTGCGTATGGATTCACTGGAGGCCCGTACACTGGCTCCGAGCTCTCCGATGGTCATGGCGCTTTCCCCAAGATGCCCGATGCGACTTACCAGGGTCCGTCGACGCTGAAGGGTGGTCGCCGCCGCCGGGGAGGTGCGTTTGCTCCGGCGACGGGCGGAAATCCCGCCCAGCTACCCGGTGCCCAGTCTGCTGATGCCCCGGCGACAGCTGTATCCCCGGCCGGTGCGCTTCCGTCGGCCGGTTCCTCCCCTGCTCCGTTCAGCAAGGGTGGCCGCCGCCGCTACACCAAGAAGGGCCGTGGCTACTACTAGATCGTCGAATAGATATCGTTGATATCTGTGTCGATTGGATACCGAGGAGACGGAATATGCGTTCCGTTATGACAGCTTAGAAACCCCCATTCATGGGAAAAAGAAGGAACATAGATCTTATCAAATTCTGGAAGTATACCGAACGATCGTTGGAAGATCCTCTTACATTTTGCGATGAATGCCCAACTCGGGTGATCATCACACAAAGACACAGGGCCTACATGCATACTCACCGTTGAATTTGGTTCTAGAATTCTGGGAAGATCGGTGAGAATATTGGTATATAGAGCCTCCATAAACTCTCCATCGGGATCGGGAAGATCAATGATCACACCATCATACTTGGTTTCAGTCATCTGAATATACTTGAGAGCATCGGCACATACGTATTGTGTCTTAGGATCCATGAGCGAACCACAGTTCTCAGGGAGATTTGTCCTTGCAAACTTCACGAAATCGGAGTCCCAGTCGACTATTGTAATGCTTGTAGTGTTCGGGGATTTGTATAGATTTCTCGCTGCCAGTCCGTCCCCGCCTCCCAGAATCAGAATTCGTTGTGACTGCTGAAATAT